CTTTGCTTCCGTATAGGTAAGGTTACCTTCACCAATGGTAATATCCAATTGTTGAGCAGCAAAGGTAATAGTAGCAGCATTAGCTGGCACATTAGCAGTAAAGGCCGGAGTGAAGGTAATACTCGTAGTTGGCCCAGCATTCGCAGGTGTTCTTGCAGTTACTGTATACACAACATTTGCAGTGTTAGGTACAGTAAATCTGGCACCCACTGGTACAAGGTCAGCATCAGTTGTATTTAAGCTAACTGAATTGGTTCCACAAGCAGTGGTTGCATTAACTGCATCATCAACACTTGGTTCAAAATTACCAGCATTTGCTTCTACAGCGGTCCACTCTGAAGTTGTATTAACTGCTGTTACAATGTTTGCAGTGGTTGTATTTGCACCACTATTTACAGTAATAGTTAGAGTGTCGTTAGCATATGCAGCCGTTGGAGTGGCTTCTGGAGTATTTGCATCCAATGCAAATACAATTGATTTTCCATTCCATGCAGTACCTGTTGCAGCCGCTGTAATTGTAACAACACCAGCATCATTAGTAGTTATTGTACCTACAGCATTAGCTGCTGCTATACTAATCGTTGTATCATTTGCTGATATGCTCCCATCATTAATTTTAGCAGAGCCGCTGAGGCCATCCTTTAGTCTGATAGTGCAATCACGTAAATCTATGCGTGCCATTTATTTGTCTCCAATTTGATTGTTAGGTTGTTTTTAAGTCTATTTGAAATTTACCGCTAATCATAGATTGCCTTACGCGATCTACTTTACTAATTTGTCCAAAGTGCATTATTTTGTTTGCATCCATACCAGTTTGTTTTGAGATTAAGCAGCCAATAGATGTTCCAGTATCACCAACTAGATTACCTTTTTTATAGACTGTTATAGGGCCATCCATTGCTTTTTGAAAAATTCCACACCATGTTTGAATATTGTACCCATTATCACTAGTTTCTAACATTAAATTAGTTAGTAGAACATTGACTTCAACAGTGAGTTGATAAAAATTCTTACTAAGCTGTTGAATAAAAGGCCCTGTTACTGTTAGTTCTGCATAATTTCTATTTGGTATCTCACATTCATCAATACCAGAAATTTTGAAATTTATAGGAATCGTATCCGCGATGGCCTTGAAATAAACAGCAACAGATGCAACAATCCAGCGTGCCCAATTTTGATCTAACATTAGTTTAAGACCTCCGTTAGGACACTGGTTAAGATTAAGTCATGAAAGAGGTCTTGGTGTGGTAAAATACCTACTTCACGTTCAACAGCAACACCTGTTATTAACCAACCAGCTCCATTGTCAAGTTCTTCAATTGACTTAAAATTAAATTTTTTACCATCGAAGACCAACCAATCATCTAAATCTACAGTAAAAGTAGAAGGGACATCCTGGGCATCTATAACAAATAATTTTGTGCCAGCATCATAGTAGCTACCAAATGAAACTGTCTTCCCTGAGCTTGGCAAAGCCCCTGTAAGTACTAGTTCCTTCCTTAAAAGAACTGGTAAGACAATACCACGTTGAATATTTGTAACAGCTTGTGTAGCTGTTTTAACACCAGTAGAGTAATTTGTTGAGGAATCAATTAAGGTATATATATGAAAGGAACCTCCATAGGCTCTTTTCAAATTATAGAGAGTTGTTCGCAACCGTCGTAATAATCCATAATTAATGCTCATTACTTTAGCGCCTCTGGCTTTTGGTTAGTTAGACATTCGTGTTCATTTAATTTTGGATATACCATAAGGAAACGATCAATAATTCTACTAATCCATCTAACACATTCTGAATTTTGAGTCAAGGCTTGTGTAGTTTGAGAGATTAAATTCTCTAAAACCTGTCTTTGGTAGCTTTCCAAAGCCATCATTTTTTCCTGTTGAGCAACTTCTCTTTTGTAGTCCCGCCAAATGAAAAAGAGAATAACAGCTACAAGTGGGCCAACTTCTTGTAAAATTTGTGCCCAAGGGAAGATATCCATAGTTGCTCCTAAAAAGGCCCACGGCCCCAAGAAGAGGCCGTGGGTAGGTTCCATTCAATTAGGTATAGAGAACACAACCGAGGTTGGCATCTAGTACCTGAACACCACAGAGTAGGTCAGCGGTTACAATAGTACCCTGAGTGGTAATATCGTACTGCATGGCGATACGCATGGAAATTCCGTTGTAATCCACAACACTGGCCATCACGTTGTTTCCACGAGGCATAGCAAGTGGGCGTGAGACAAGAGCGATAGCATCACGGTGGAACATGAGGTTAACACCACCAATTGGGCCTGGGAAGGCATCCCCACCATCTGCAACAGCAGCTTCAAGAGCGCGGTCGAGATAGACAAGAGTCTGGCTTGAGTTTGAAGGATTCTCAAAGGCTTCGGTGATGACATAGGTGTGCCGTAGAGCGGCATTTGCACCAAAGGCCAAAACTTGACCAACTTGAGGTGGTTTGCTAGCAGTGTAGCCATCAAGCACAATAGCCTTGGTATACCCAGAGGCATAGTTTCCATCCACTTCACACTTACCATAAGCAGTGACAGCAGCGGCATTGGTAACCGCATACTTTAGTGCTTGGTTTAGCGTAACAGCAGTGGTATTGGTGGAAACAGTTGCGGCAGTTGCATAAGTCAACTGGCCATCTTCCTCAAATACAACGAATTCACCAGCGGTAACTTCGTGGGCAAGAATATTGACAGTCATGGAGCTAGTTGTTCCAGCAGGATATCCAGCCGCCAAATCAACAACACCAGTGAAGCTATCTACAACATCCGCTGAAGATAGTCCAGGAGCATTCTGATCCATGAAAATATCAAAACCAAGAAGACGACCAAGACGGGCATCCTCAAGAGCTTGACCGGAGTCACCCCGCTCATTGGCTTTAACAAACATGTCAGTTTTGAGCATGAGGGTTTCAGCGGCAGGGCCGAGCACTAGGCGACGGTCTTGCATGTAAGCGTTGTTACGGTTCAAAACTTCACGACCTTCAAGGATATAATCCTTGACAGTGCTATAGGTAACTCCATTGAGTTTACCAGAAGCATTTGTTGCAAAGCGAGGAGCCTGTCCGATTAGCATACGGTCGATACCACGGGCGATACCTTGTGCAGCAGGACGGAGGTGTTGGTCAACAAGGTCCTTGAAGGACTTTGAAGCCTCACCATCTTTAATCGTAAAGCTGGCATAGTTGTGCATATTTAGCGAAACTGGTATGTTGGTGGCAGATGCATCCTGCAAAGTGATCGAATCACTATCTGTTTTACGATAGGATTTGAAGGTGCCAACTCGGCGAGTATTAACTACGTCACCAGCTTGTGCAACTTCATTTGAGAAGTCTCGGTGTACTAGTTGAGCCATAACAGCATTTTCTTCTAGTACAGCTAAGCCTTCGAGCGCCCAACGCTCTGGGATGAACATTTTTGTTACACATTTTTAATGTGAATAGGTCATTTCTGCCTATTTCTACATGTCTCCATGTAGATCAGATCTTATCATTATCTTGTTAGCCAAGCTAAACACGCATTTAATTTTAATTTTGTAAGGTCGGATTCTTGTTCTAATAAAGAATTACAACGCCTACAAACCACACCTAAAACCTTATCTCCAATATGATGAATGTATGGAAATTGTTTAGAAGTGAATTGTTCTTCACAACATTCACATCGTGTGGTAGCTCTTAAAATTTGTACTTGGTCAAATGTCAAATTAAATTTATACGTTTTTGTATAAATTTTATGGCATTCTTTACAAGCAGCATAGTAACCATATTTACCACTTACATATTTTTGTTTGTAAAATCTATTTAATGGTAATATACGCTTACAAAATTTGCATTGTCGTTGATTACAAGATATTTGGCGTGAGATCGTTGAGGGGCTTAGTATTCCATTCTCTAAGCTTCCCTGCTGATTGACTCTATCAAAAAGATTTTCACGTGGCTTCAACATAAAATTAACACATGCTTTAATCCGATGTAAATCAGTGTCTGTTTCTTGCCCTACTGCTGTATTGCAATAATGACAAAGAACACCTTTTACTTGATTATTCACATGATGCAAATGGTGGTCCCTTTTCGTTTTGAAATTTTCACCACAGCATAAGCATGTTGGTTGTTTGTAGAATTGTTTTGCTTGGTCAAATGAAATACCTAAGCGGTTAGCCGCTTGTCTATATTTCCAACATTCTTTGCATTCACTTCTATATGATTCATTATCTTTTCGAAAATGAAATTCAGATATTGGTTTTTCAAGAGAACAATTTCTACAAGTTTTAGTCATCGTACTTTTTGCTTAACGAGTTATTCCAGCATATAGCCAAATTCATATTGCATGTCACCATGCAATCGGCCTTTTTATCCAGCATCATTATCATTTGCATAACATGCAAAGGACACTACAAAATCGTTCATAGATTTTCTCCAAAAAAGAATTTTTTGTTTTTGTTTTAAGTTCACAATAACCCCATTTATTTAAAGTCATGAATGGGTACAAGACTTAAACCCAGTCAAGCTGGTTATCTTAGTCCGAGAGCACTCGGATTCTGACGCCGAAGTTCCATATATGCCTCTGGAGACATATTTTTGGGATCGACGTATCCCTTGCCCGACATACCGCTGCCGGTGGCGGAACCCGCTCCGATGCCACTTACAACATTTGATTTGAACAAGTTACCCCACTGTGAGGGAAGTTCTTTCATACGTTTTACAGCATCTTCAGGGGTTCTTCGAGTGATGATTGGTTCGCCAGTTTTAGTATCAACATCCGTTAAGTCTACAACAGGGTGGTATTCCCCAATACCATTGCCATTCTCGTCAGTTTTTTCAACAATTTTAGTCATGGGCCGTAGTAGAGATCTAATCTGATCTGCATTGAACGCATCATTCTTTACAGCGGCATCCTGCAAAGCACGATCAGTTAAGGTATCCTTAAACTTTTGTTCCCAAGTTTTGGCCTTTTCTGACAGTTGGGTAACTTCTTTAGAGTATTTCTCCTCAATAGTTTTCTTTTCATGCTCCAACTGTTGTTCTTTAGAACGATAAGTTTTCTGCAAATCTTCTAACTTACCTTCTAATTGAGCGCGTTGCTCACCTGATAGACTTTGATTCGTGAGAGCTTCTTTATACGCAGCTTCCAAACTCTCATACTTAGCTGTAAATTTTGACTCAGTCTTTCGACGATCTTCAGCAAGGAACTTATTTAATTCATCTTGAGTAAACACTGCTGGTTTAGCAGGCTTGGCAGGCTCTACGGGTGGCTCTACGGGTGGCTCTACGGGTGGTTGTGGTTCATTGTCATACATAGCCAAGGAAATCAAAACAGTCTCAAATAAATTTGTGTTCATAGTACACTCCTTTAAAACCCCACGGTTTTTAGCATAATCTATCTAGTGGGTCTCGATAGGTGCCATCCCTTAGAAATTAAGGTAATTATATTCTACTAAACTTTATACTTCGCGGATCTCTCAAAAATGGTCTTAATAGTTTCCAAGCAATAAAACTTGGCACACCATTAATAATATGTTCAATTGGTTGCTGGTCTCTATTATAGGAAGTTTTGACACCAGCATAAGCTTGATTAGTAACAGCTAAATTTTCTAATTCCAAAGTTGGATCAACACCATCCAAGAGTGAGTAAGCAATTTCATAGCAAGCTTTTTCAATAGCTAATGGAATTTCAGTATCGGCATCCCGTGGGAATTCTAATTCTTGGGCAGCTTCAGCAGCACGTAAAGTAACTTGTGTGGCATATATATCCGCCTCCAAAGCAGTATATACTGTTGCTTTACAGCCTTTGAAATTCAAGGAATCAATAATTTCGGCGCCTTGATATAAGGCATTTGTTTTTTGTGTACTAGAAGCATGGTCCCAAGCAGTTGTATGCAACCTAGTTGCAAAATAAGTGTTTGCTTCATCTAAAGTACCATACATACTAGGCATAGTTATTCTTTCCTAAGTAAAGTTTTAAAACCTTCTACTAGTAAATACCACCCAAAATAAAAAATAAACGTAACTACAGTTGGGATACCATAAAGCAATACTAAAAAAGCATATACTATTTCATCCCATACTGTCATATTAGGGTCTGCCATTATTTACCTTCTCCACGTACTCGTTTTTTAGTTGTATCTTCTAAGGTTGTATCCACTGACTCTTTCTTTTCTTCCTTACCTTCTTTTGGATCACTTGAGAAGTCAGGAACACCTCTAGCTTGATTTACTTCAGCACCTGCCCCAGCATTTTTTGCTTGTGACATTGCAATTCTAGTTATTCTTGCAAGATGATCCTCCCTAGCTTTCAAATATTCACCAGCATTAAAGCCCAACGCTTGGGAAGCTACTTGCTCACTGACGAGACCGTTTTCCAAAGCTGCACTAATAGTCTCCAAGTCACTAGTAGTATACGGAGCTAAATCAATTTCTCTATTTATTTTTTCTAGCTCTTCTACTGAGATTTTACCATCCAGGAGGGTGGCTACAATAATCTTAGAAAGCTCTCGTTTAATCTTATTGCCTGGAATTTTATTCATCAGTTTAGAAAGCTTATCAGACTCTTCAATTCGCTCTTCATCTTTTTTAAGACTATACCTATTTGGGTATTTAATTATAGGTACTTCACGGTTGTTTGTGTTTTTATTTTCGTAGGAAGCCCAATATTGTGCAATTTTTCTTTCAGCAGTCTCTAAAATAAGGCCAATAAAGGACAAGCCAGCCTCTAAGCCTTGATTATCCATTTCTTTTGATTCACCACTGATGGGTTTACCAGTTTTATTAGCAACGGCCAAATTTACAAGCTTACGAATATCATCTTCTAATTTTTCTTGTAGACGGATAGACGCTTCTAATGGTTCAGATGGTGGACTAATAAATGCAGGGCGTTCCATACCAATGCCATAGGCACGTCCTTGAGTAACACCTAGTTGCACTTCATTTTGTTTGCCACCTTGGCCACCTTCACTCGCGGTATTTTCCGCATTGGTTCCGACTTTTAAGTGGGCACCAACTGCCCTATTATCTTGTTGTTCCACATAGAATGGGAAGTTTGATTTCAAAGCATATGCAACGTCACTAGAACAAAGATTCAACAATGCAATTTGATGCTTACATACGTCCTTTAAAAGACTCCCTTTAATGTCTAGTAGAACAAAGGGAATCTTGGTAAGATTTAATTCAATAGGTGGTGCTAAAGAAACATCATTAGTTTCAGGATCAATTGGTTGAGAATCTTTATTATAAAACTGTACATTAACAAGCCCAGTCTTTGGATTTATAAAGACTAAACGATATCTCTCTAAATCTCCTTGAGGTAATTTAACATCTACCCCAAGGTCGTGCCCTAGAGGATTGGTATAATTAATAACCCTATCTCTAAGTAGGATAGCTTGAAATTCAGATTGCTCATTTGGTTTTGATCTCGTCCAAGACAGAATATCTTCAATTTGATACATATACATGTACGGACGAACACCAAGAGTATCCGCTAGTGTACCTCCTGGAATCACTGGGTTATCAACATAGACACCAACTTTACCCATTATCAAAAGCTCTGTTAGAACATCAAAGCCCAAGAAGGCATTCATACCAGCACCTTGAAGATTTACTCCGCCATCTTTACCAGCAATAGCCTGCTGATAATTAAAGCTACCACCCCTGCGGGTAACATCTGTCATTCGTTGATAGATAGAGTTTCTTACATCATTAATAGCAGCTTTGGCAAAAGTTGGGATAGGTGTAATACTACGCCTATTATTAAAATCATCAGTTGTTTCCCTATTGGTAAATCGTTGTAAATATTTATTTACAAATTCATCACCACCCTCATACGTATATCTCCATAGCTCCCAATCCTGCACACTATACACGTACTCAGGGTGTCGTAATGAATTTAATGTAATTGTTTTCATTATAAGAAAGCCTCAATAGGTTGATTCTGCGTAATACTAGCAGCCAGTGGTAAACCAATCTCTGCGTAAGTTTGCGCATGTGCAAAGTGATCGGCAACCCCTGTGTCAATATACCGAGCCTGGGGGTTACCAGATTCATCTTTTATGTATGTTCTTACCAAGCTTTTTAGATGTTCTCTATACTCCCTACTTAGATCCATCGGAAGACTAATTTTTTGAGAATGAAAACGTCCAAGAGCGCAGTCGATCCAGTTTGTCCGGTCCACAATTAATATTTGATTTTCTGTATCATCCGCCTGATTTGAAATTTCTTTCCCACTAGGCCCTCGCCGATATCTACATAAATATACATAGCCAGGGAATCTTTTAGCAAATCGTCGTGCCTCATTTATTTCAGGGTCTGCATCTATCACACATGCTAGAACACGCCACTCATACATCAAACGATCTAAGCATTTAAATTCTGCCCCTAAAATTTTACCTTCCCACAAGAGTTTACCTTTAGCAACCGCATTCAAGTCTCTACTTGGTTCAGTAATAAACCATTCCATTACCACAATATGGAGCCATTTTCCTTGGTCAATACCCATGGTAATAAACCGTGTTCCACCAGCATCTGGTCGATTATCTTGCTTACTATAATTTTTTATATTCTGCTCTATAGTCTCATCTGTGAGTTGGGCACCTTCACCTACATAGGGTAAACCTAGTTTAGAGTTGTGAAATTCAGTTGCAGCCTGTTCATCTAATAAACCACGGAAGTATGCTTGAACAATTTCACTAGGGCTAACAGTAAATGAATTTAATTGATTTACATAAAAACTTCTATTGTCTGAATTACTCTCGGCAGCGGTTGATTCCCAGAACCCCTTCTTTAAGAATTCCGGCTTCTCTTCATGATTTAATTTATGCTTGCATTCTTTACACTTTAGAAAGGATTCCTTGCAGCGTGGGTCTTCTAAACAATCCCCACAAATTTCCATACAATCTGGCCAGATGAGTTCTGTTATCCGGCCACAATGCGGACAAGGAAACATCCAATGTTCTTGAGTTCCTTGCAAAAATAATTTATGTATTCCATATTTAGGAATTGTAGGGGTACTCAAGGCCCAAACATTCTTTTCAATATGCCCACTTAATCGTTCCAATGCTAACCAAATTTGTTTTTGGTTCATTTCGTCAACTTCATCTAAAATCAAAGTTGAAACTGGAACAGATTTTAGATTACTATCACCACGGCTTCCACGGATATATAAATTAACCCCACCAGCTTGTTTTAAACCCACAGTATTTGTATCAGTAAATAAATTTGAAAGGTACTCTGATTGCATCAAAGCAGACTTAAATCTAGCTTTACTAAAATCACTTGCATTCACAGTTGTGGGTAATACATACAAAACATCTCTTTTTAAGACATCAATAGTATAAAATGCACGATTAATCGCTACTTCAGTAACACCCATCTGGGCTGCTTTCATAATGCTATTGAAAGGTGCTACTGAATCAGCAACTTCTTGGCACCATGGATGATACTTATAGGAATAGTAGCCTGGAAAGGGTTCACCCATAATTCTACGTCTAGTTGCCCATTTTGAGCATGTAGAAATGGTTTTTGACCGTAGCCCAGAGACCACTGATTCCAAGAAAGCATCATGCAAATGACTCATACTTACCGTTCTTTAGGGGGTGGGTCTAAAATAACCAACAAGGAGATAATCAATTTTAGAATAGTTAGCCAATTTTCCTTTAACCATTGTAAAATAGCATCCCAATTGATTGCTTTATTTTCTTTTTCTAGTTCTAAATAAACAAAAGTTTGAATAGCATCCAACACTCTAATAGGGGTTTTTGTTTCCTTATGAGTTCTGACTGGCCAGCGTAGAGTTTCTAAAACTTTATCATACTCATCTTGAGTTAACAAACCTTCCTTAAAGCTTTGTTTTGCTGCTATTCGATAAATAGGTTTGAATTTAAGCATTTTTGTCCAATTCTCTTGTAATTAATCTTGCAGGTACAACCCCTATTAGTCTATTAGTTTCGTTACCATCTTTTGTTTTAAATACTATAGTAGGTAGAGCTTGAATTTTATACACCTCTAAGAGGTTCTGATTTGTTTCAACTTGCACAATTTTGATATTGTACCCACGTAATATTAAACCTTGGATAACAGGATACATTCTTAAACAAGCAGGACAACTTTTTGATGTAAAAAATAATGCAACGTCAGCTTTCATTTTTAGCCCCTAGCTTAAATAATTGTTTGAACTTGTCCCATAGAGGGTAGGAGTCTTGTGGTACTGATGGAGTTTCTTGAAGCATATCAATAGCAGAATTTATTATTTTTACCAATTCTCGTAATTTTTTAGCCCAATCTATTTCTTTTTTACTTAGTACTGCCCAAATAAAAGACATCAGCCAGCAAAAAACATTCCAACAGATTTTTAGTTTTAGTCGCATATGCAGTCAAAGTTATTAAGATACAAGAGAACTTCATTCTGTCCATAGGCTCTACCAGAATGGAACCCATATACAGTTCCTCGAAAGTAACCTTTAGCAGTCGCATCTTGCCATTCAATCATAGCTATGTCTTCAGCTACTTTAGAACCTTGATTGTACCCAAGTGGATAGAGTAAAGTACTAAGACCTAGCAGACAGGTGAGTGTGATACACAGACAATTTTTAATCATAACGTACCTTTAGTATAAGAAGAAATCATTTTTTGGATACCCAGCGTAGGAACTCAAGGCTACTGAATCCCCTTGCTTACACATTCTATCAATGACACTAGCATCTGCCCAGAATGAACCATCCGGCTGACCATGTCGTTTAGGGCCTTCTACGAAATTTCCCCAACTATTGATTATGAGGCCACCAGGACGTGAGCTTTTATCATCTATACCAGCTAGTAGCATACAGTGACCCCAAGTTCCACCAGGAGGTAAGAAGCCATCTTTATCTCGCCCACCATACGTTCTAAAACCTTGATTAGAACATAGTGCAATGGGATACCCATTAGCAATACAATCTCTTGATTCTTCCCAAGAATTTACAATAGCTACATAGCCAACTGGATGGAGTTTACAGAGTGGTTCAAGGGCATCTGGAACCCCTAATCTACCCAACTCCCTAGCTAGGTCACCAGAGTAATGTGTAAAGTCATAAGTTCCTAAATATTTCTTACGTAATAACGGCCCATAACATTTTACAAATTCAGCCGCCAGAACTCCTAAAGAGCCATCCCCTCTGAAATTATATCCGTACTTACGACCACATTCTACTCTACTACCAGCATAAATAATCTCTGTTGCGGCTTCACCTTGCCATTTTTGAGGTGCATTACGCATTAAGATTTGGACAGCAGTTAGAATATCTATTCCGCGCGCAAAACCCATACTGACACAGTCACCAATTTCCTGGTCCAATGGTGGGAGTGGTTTTTGCAGTATTTCTTCTAGGAATTTATATAAAAGAACAACACGACCGGCACCAGTACCCTTGATACTAGAATCCATTTCATTTAAGAACGGACGAGCTTGATCCCGAATCCAGGCATCTCTTAATTTTGGGATATCAAGCCAACCACCTTGAACTAGATTTCCTTTGTAGGCTTCTCTAGCTAATTTATGTAACCCTTTTCTAGCTACAGGTTGTGCAAACCCATCAGCTAGTCTTGTTACACTATTAGGACTGAGAAACCCTAAACCAAAGGCTCCCAAACCTGTTCCACTATATTTTAGGAACTCACGGCGGTCCATATTAACCCTTTACTTGTTTTAGACCTAGAGAAAT